GCCAGATCCCTCGTGAGGAGACGTATTTACGTATTGAAGTAGGGTTTAGGGTTAGGGGAGAAGGATTGGACCTTCTTTACTTATCTCCCCCGCGCCCCATCCTACGCTACGCTTCGGAGGGCTACGCCCCCCCCGCTGGGGGGGTTTTTAATAGATTATGAATTCTGGAGCGGGTTTGCCAAGCAAGGGTATTCATTTATAAAGGTTTATAGAGTATAAGAGGGGTGCCACGGACTGGGCATCGTTCTTTCTCCGAACTTCACTTCCTTGAACCTTCGTCTGAGTGGTTCCACGTCGTTCTGGTTTGCGAAACACTCCTCAATTGTGTAATTGGAAATGACAATCACTCTCAGCGGTCGAATTCCTTCAATTCTTCCACCTTTGATCTCACCTGGAAATGGGTAACGATCAGCCCACACTTTTAGCCTGGCAGCTAAGTGTTCCATTGTTTTCGGGTCCGCCTCTTCGATAATCACCGTTTCTTGACCAGTGTAGCCACACCACCACTTATTCTTCTCTTTAGCATAGTGGTTTGGGTACTCTTCATGGGCCTTCCGGGACTTCCCAGTACCGGTCGGTCCGACCCACCACTCATGCGGGGTTTCTTCATATTGTAGCGTCCCAACGCGGGGCTTCTTATGACTTCGAAATGTAGCCATGTGCTTAAACGCGACATTGGGTTCATTTTCTCTCAGCCACTCCTCATCACCTTCATCAGCTTTTTCCAAAATTCGCTTCCATCGGTTTTTTTCTTCTTTTCCTTTTTCTTTCTGGGACATCGGTTTCTTACCATATTCTTCGAAATCTCCATCTTTCTTGCAGTACTCCACGGCTTGATCTATCGTACCACGACGCTCTTCGAGGTGTGCACGAGGAAGCAGTTTTTTCACGGCACTCAATGTTTTCTGATGCGCGAACTGAACATAACCTTGTAAATGGGGCGTATCCGCAGCGCCGCGTTCATAACCGAACACTTGATATGCACACTTTAACGAGCGAAGCGAGTCTCTCTCTTCTTCCGTGTAATTGTTGAGGGTATAACACCAAGCACGATTTCCCTTCGACATCTTGGCTTGTTGGTCGTCGATCTAATTGAACAATGATCTCCTCCTCCTCACTAGGATCTGGGTAATACTA